TAGCGTTGTATGCTTTGAACACGGGGTTCTCGCGGTAGCCCTTCTGGCCGCCGCCGTTGTCGTAGCGCACGATGAGCGGGGTCTTGCCCATGTCGTCGCGCGTCTCCTTCAGCTTGCGCGCCATGAAGATCACGTTCTCGGCCAGCTCGATGATTTGCGGGCGGAGCGGGCCGTCGTATCCGGCGCACATCTGCTCTGCCTCGGTCATGGCGGCCTCACCTCCCGTCGTGTCAGCGGCTGTAGAGGCGCTTCAGGCCGTTCAGGGCGCCCCTGTAGTCTCCGTTTTTCGCCTGGCCCATGAGGGTACGGCCTTGCTGCTGCGTGAGCTCGCCGCGCCGCACGCACTCGCGCACTGCTTTGCAGAAGCCCTTTATCTCGGTTGGCGTGGCCATCAGCCCTGCTCCTTCAAGAGCACGGCCTTCTCGCCGGTGAACTGCTCCCATCGGGCGATAGCAACCTCACAGTAGATGGGGTCTAGCTCCATCGCCCTGCACTCGCGGCCAAGCTGCTCGCAGGCGATGATGGTCGTGCCGCTGCCGCAGAACGGCTCGGCTACGATGCCGCCTGCCTTGGGCGTGAAGGCGGCGATATACTCGGCGGGTAACTTGACGGGGAACGGCGCAGGGTGCTTGCAGCGCACGCTGTTGTTCTGCTCGGGCGAAATGCGAACAACGCTCTCCATCTCTTTGTAGGGGTTGGAGGTGTCGCCGCGAGTGGACAGCTTCATCGAACCGTCTGCTTGGCGCACGCCGCGGACTGAGACGCCCTCGTGGATGCTCTCGGGTTTCTTCTCCCAGGTCTTGTTCAGCGCCCTGTCGTGGTCGCCGAACACAAACACAAAATCGTGCTGGGCGAACATGAAAACGAATTCATGGCGGATGGGCACGAGCGCGGACTGCTGCCCGACCGAGCCGCACATGCCCTTGTCCCATACGTTCCATGCCATGAGTTTCAGGTTTGAGCGATATGCGGCCTTGATGTACTCGTCCCAGTACGGGACGATCTCGCCGTCGGTGCGCTTGATGCCGAGGTTGACGGCCTGAAACTCACAGTAGGGCGCATATGCGCCGATGAACTGCGATAGGTTGGATACGCTCACATCCTTATCGCCGTTGTAGTCGCGCATGTCGGCGTAGGGCGGCGAAGTGAACAGGAAAGCATCTTTCACGTCATCCATCAGTCGAGCGACGTCGGCAGGGTCAGTCGAGCTGCCGCACATCAGACGATGCTCGCCGAGCTGCCAAATCTCGCCCAGCTTCACGCGGCTCTCGATTGGTTCCTGCTTGGGCGGCTCGTCCTCGTCAACGACGACGGGACCGTCGTTTTCGCGCTCGATGCGCTCGATGTCGTTTTCATCGAAGCCGAACTCGCTCATGTCGATGTTCTCGATGGCGTCCAGCTCGGCGTCGAGCATGTCCTGGTCGTAGCCGGTGTTCGTGGTCAGCTTGTTATGGGCGAGCGTGTACGCCCTGCGGCCCTCGTCGTCGAGGTGGTCGAGCGTGACCGTGGGCAGCTGTTCGATGCCGAGCATCTTGGCGGCGAGCACGCGCCCGTGCCCCTCGACGATCACGGGGTCGCCGTCGGGATTGTGCCAAATGCCCACGGGGTCGTTGAAGCCGAACTGCTCGATGCTGGCGGCTATCTGCCCGACCTGCCAGTCGGGGTGCTCCTTGGCGTTGCCGGCGTACGGCACGAGTTCGGATGTGGGCATCATCGTCACGGAAAGCTCGGGCTGCATGCCGCTCCCTCTGTCGTTTTCTGATACCACCCATGCGGGGCTTGGAGCCTCGGAGGGATAAAAGATAGCCGCCGGTCGAGAGCGTCGGCGCGGCGGTAAGCGTCAAGATGGCTACTCGGTATGGGGTCTATGCCACCGAATCGCCCTTCTCGGTGTTGCACTTATGGCATGCAAGCCTCACGTTGTCCCACGTGTGCGTGCCTCCGTGCGCTATCGGCACCACATGGTCGATGGTCGGGTACCTGCTGCCGCAGGCGAACCAACCTCGGCTGTAGTAGTGGTCGTCCTTCGACGTCATGCATCCGCAGATGTAGCAGACGCCGTTGTCCCGCTCGATAACCTCATCGAGCTTGATGCTGTCCCGCGGCTTGTCGCCGCTGCCGTTCCTACGAAGTCGGTGCCCGATGTTCGAGCTGACCTTGTTGTGCTTGACATAGCACCTGTGCGAACAGTACGGCCCGGGCTTCTTCCGCCCGTACTTCTCCATGCTCGGGAAGAACAGGTAGTCCTTCCCGCAGTGCTCGCATGTTGCCCACGTCGGCGCGAACCGCTCTACGAACTCGGCGGTGTTGCCGAAGCACCTGCAATCGTGCCCCACGCGGCCCGTGGCGGCCTTCAGGGCCTTCAGCGTGACGTCTTCGCGTATCTCACTCGACAGCTCCTCGAAGGCGCTTAGAACGGCTCTGCGTGCCTCCTGCGACGCCTCGCGCTGCATCTTGCGCTGCTCTGCTACGCGCTTGATGTAGCGGCTTTGGTCGAACTCGACGCCGCCCTCCTTGAGCAGCCTGCGGACGAACCTGTCCTGCACGCCAGTCGCAGCCGCTATCTCCGAAGCCTTCATGCCGCTCTCGTACATCTCGGTCAGATGCTGCACGAGCCGCCCGTCGGTCGGTGCGGCCACGGCATCGTCTCGGTGCACGTGGCAGTGCGGGCAGTAGATGTTGCTGCCGATGACGGCGAAGCCGCCCGTCCTCTCGAACTCGTGCCCGCAGAACCTGCATCGCAGGCGTGCCCTGCCCTTGCTCGAAGTGCGTCCTCCGATGAACTCGAAGTGGTGCGCGTAGTTCTCCTCGAACAGGACCGTGAACCGTTCGCGGCACTTGCGCTCCTCGTTCTCGTTCCATGCGACGTTGCCGGGGTTGCGCCCGCTCGCTGCGCTTCTCATTCAAGCTCCAAACGAAAAGGCGCACACTGGTAGCGGCAATGTGCGCCTTCTCGGTCGTGCTCGTATGTCGATGATCGTGAGGCGCCGTCCCGCTACGGCAGCGCCTTCGGTTGTCTATGTCTCACCACCTGCGGCTGCGCACGCCCATGACCGCGAGGCCCGCCCTGTCCTGCCGAGCCGCGTTGCAGTGGAAATGCGCTGGCGCGATGTTCGACGCGACCAGCGCCAGCTCGGGCCATCGGTCGCGCGGGCGGATGTGCTCGGGCGACCACGCCCACACGTCGCCGCCCCTGCGGTACGGCCCCTTGCTGTAGTCGATGGGGTTGCCGCACCAATGGCACGGGGCGTTGGCGGCGCGGTCGCGCTCGAAGCACGCGGCCTTGAGCCTGCGCCCCTGCGGGCTGTCCCACGGGTCCTTCGGCTTGGTCATCGCCGCATCGCCCTGGTCTCGGAGTTGGAGCGCACCATGCGCTCGTAGTCCACATGCTCCTCCGGCCGCTTGCCGCGCCTGCGCGGTGCCACGATGCGCTCGGGGATGTCGAGCTTCTCGCCCGTCTCCAGCGCGTGCCTCGCGCATGCCGCGATCATCGCGTCGGCCATGCTGGTCGCGTAGCGCGACGCTATGCGCGCGAGCTCGGTGACGGTGAGCATGGAGCCTCCAAAAGGAAAAGGCCCGCTCGTCGGCGGGCCACACGTTCACACATAGCACGTTAGCGTAAAGGGCTGTAAACGGGTGTTAAACGGCGCATGAAAAAAGCCCCCGCCGAAGCGGGGGCTTTCAAAGGGTAGTCGTTACGGGTAGTCATTTCTCCCCGTCGATGAAGCGGAACGCCTCGTTGCGCAGGGCGCACACCTTGGGCACGCTCCAGTGCACGACGATGGCGGTGGCCTTGAGGCTCATGCGCTGGATGTAGATGCATTCGAGGACTTCCGCATGGCTCATGGACAGCTCACGCGCGATGCCGCCGTCCCAGTCGGCGCCGTACAGCACGGCGTAGGCGCGGTCTATCGCTGCGCACCACTCCGCCTCCCTGCGCTCCATCATCCGCTCGTAGTCGACCATCGCGTCGACGGCGCCCATGCGGTCGCGGATGCTGCCGCTGGCGACCTTCGAGTCGCTGGAGCCGCCGAGCGACAAAGCGCGGCGCTCCATCGCGTTGTAGCGCATGTCGTGGCGGTGCAGCTCCCAGCTCGCCTGCCGCGCCTCCTCGAACAGCTCCCGCGCCGTCATTCGTCCTCCCCGCGCCACTCGTGCCGGATGCCGACCGCCGCCTTGACCGACGCGGGCATCCCCCACACCTCCGCGATCATCGCGCGCACCTCCGCCTCGGGCAGGCGCGTCCTCCGCGCTATCGCCGAGACGGGCTGCCGCTCCGCGTCGTGGAGCCGCCACACCTCGCGCAGCATGTCATCGCGTCCCATCCAGCAGCCTCCTCCATCTCCATACCGTGCGCCGGTCGCATCCCAGCTTCCTCGCGGCGGTGGAGTCGGGCAGCCCCTCGATCTCGGGCAGCTTGCTCCGCCACCATGATTCGTCGCGCTTCCCGCGCGGCGGGAACATGTCCGGTCTGGATCCCATCCAGTAGCAGAGCGTCCCCCTGCTGATGCCCAGGGAGTCGGCGATCATGCGCTGCGACTTCCCCTGCCCGTAGAGGCGCGAGGCTGATTCGAGCAGGCGCACGGTCATCTTCCGCATGACGGCCATCACTCCACCCCCTTGTGGTTCAGCTTTCGCTCGATGGCCTCGACGCGCTCGCGCAGCTCCGATTCGTCCAGCAGCATCCCGTCGGCCAGATGCTCCAGAGCCTTGACGCGCTTGTCCAGCCTGTCCAGCTCGTCGGGCTCGTCCACCATCGCCGCGACCCTCTCAAGAGCCTTTCGGTGCTGCTCGTCTATGCGGTCGGCGATGGCGTCAATTTCAGCCCAGCCGTTACCCATGAACAGGCGGTCGCGGTACCACTCCCGCAGCTCGTCGGTGATGCTCATGCGTCCCTCCGTTCCCACCATGCGCAGAAGCCGTCTGGTTCGGCAGAGCGCCATTGGGTGAATTCGCCGTACTCGAACTTGCAGGAGAACATCTTCCCTTCCTTCGGGTGGTACCGCTTGCAATCCCTGCACCGAACTATCTCCTCGCCCGTGAGCCAGTGACCCTCGCGGCCGTCGGTACCGTAGACGTATTCAGCCATCGGACACCTCGATTCACTGCTGCACGTCCCGCGCTCCGCTACTCCGTCATCAGTCCTTCCTGCTCCGTCATTCCCCAGCTCGTCGAAGATTATTTGGTCGATGCGATTTCCGCCGGTCTTGAGGTACGCGAGATATGCGGCGATGTCATCCACTGCGCTCATACGTCCACCTCCACCCCCAGCTCGCGCTTCCCACGCTCGATCTCACGGGACATGGCACAGTCCTCGTCGTAGAGCGTGCCGGAGCCGCAGCTGCCGCTATGCGGGCATCCTTGGCATCCGAATCGCTCGTAGTGCTCGACGTTGCGCACCAGCTCCCGCAGCTTCTCGTTCTCGGCTTTGAGGTCGCTCCCCAGCGTGGCCTCGACGGCCTGCTCGGGGGTGAGGTGGTACAACGTCACGTCAAACGTGTTGTTTTCAGATGGCATATACTCCGCATCGTCGGTGTAGGTCATAATCTCGCCGCCACAATACTCGATGCCGCGCCCGTCCAGCAGGCGGCGCAGCTCGTCCGTCGCGCTCATTCCGCACCTCCAATCACGATGCACATGGCGATGAACGCCACGCACCCGCCGACGATGCAGCCTGCTAGGAAATAGCCGATCATGCGTCCCTCCTCTCACCCCACGCGCAGAAGTCGCTGGGTGCCACGCTGAACCCGATTCCCTCGGTCAGCTCGTCGCACCACAAATAACCCTCGTAACACTTGCGACCGCTCGTATCAGGCGTTGCGTGCTTGCAGTCCCCGCACCGCACGACCTTCACGTATCCGATGCTGGCAAGCTTCTCGTCCATCAGCTCGTCGGTGGCGGCGTTGACGCGGCGCATGTATTCGTCCGTTATCTTATCGAGGTCGAACGTGATGCTCTCGTAGATGACGCTCATGCGTCCCTCCTCTCGAACAGGCGGCACGGCAGGCCGCCCTCGGTCGCGACGCTCACCTTGTCGACGCCGAACTTGAACAGCGGGCAGCTCCACACGCCGCCCTCGTAGCGCGCGAGCCCGCACGCCTTGATGCAGCGGTCGCTCTCGCCGCGGTTGTACTCGTAGAGCGTGCGTATCCAGCTGAATCCGTCGCTCATGCCGCCTCCAATGCGTCTATGATCTTGACCGCCACGGCGAGCGTGCAGCCGTACCTGCCGACGAGGATGTCGCAGATGGTCGTCGCGTGGACGCCCGACCTCCTCGACAGCTCCTGCTGCGTCCACCCGAGCGCGACCATGCGGCACCTCACCCACGCGGGGAACTCGTGCAGCCTGTCCGGCTCGCGCTCGGCGCCCTTGACGCCCTCGCGCCTGCACCACTCCTTCACGGTGCTGTACGAGACGCCGAGACGCCGGGCGACGTCCTTCTTGGGCACACCATCACGCACCATCGCCAGCGCCTTTGCCTTGACCTCGCTCTTGTATACGGTCGGTCTTACGGGCCCGCAGTAGTTGCCGTGCTCGGATCCCTGCAGAATCACGGTCATCCTCCCTTCCGGGGGCGGTGGAGGTGCACGCGGCGCGCGGCGTTCCCAACACGCCGCCGCGCGACGCCGGAAGTTTTCAACATCCCCCCATACCCCCCTGTTATGTAATGTCGGTAATGTTATGTAATGGACGAACTTGTAGTGCTACTTGTAGTTGAACTTGTAGTTGCACTTGTAGTTGTCTGCGCACGTCAGCGGCCTATTTCTGCCGCGCCGCGACCATCTTGCCGGCCTTGGCGCGCGCCATCGCCACGTCCTTCGCCATCTTCTCGGCCTCGCGCATGAGGCGGGGCATGGCGAGCTTGCGGGACTCGTCCCACATGTCGCGGTCGATGAGCTTGAGGTCGTAGAGCGTGGAGACGAAGCCGCGGAGCTCGTCCCCGTCCATGATCGTGCCGCCGCACACCATCGCGGCGGCGAGGAACCGCCAGCCCAGCTCGTCGGAGAGGTCGTAGCTGCGGCCGTCCGCGATGCCGAGCCGGGTGATGAGGCCGACGTACTTGCCGACGGCCTCCCACCCCCCGCCCACGACGGCGAGCCGCTGCACCTTCGGGTCGTTGAGGAAGTCCGTGTCGAGCCGCACCCACTTCATCGGCTCCGACAGCGCCTCCTGGTAGTAGTCCGAGAAGTCCACGCGGCATCACTGCCTAGAATGGAATCGAATCGTCGTAGAGGTCGTCAGAGCCGTTCTGCGGGGCGCTCGGGCGTCCCTGCGGCTCGTCCTTCACGTCGACGGCGGGAGCGGCGCAGAGGATGTCCAGCTCCTTCACGTCGACCTTCGGGCTCTTGCGCTCGTTGCCCTCGCGGTCCGTCCACGTGTCGATGTAGAACTCGCCGGTGACGGCGACCTTGGCGCCCTTGCCGATCGCGTGGGTGAGGTAGCTGATGCCGCGCTCGGAGGTCGGCATCCAGTGGTCGCACTCGTAGAACGTGGTCGACTTGTGCTCGCCGAAGCCGTGGTCGGCTGGCACGTTGAACGTCATCTTGGTGCGCTTGCCGTCCTTGGTCGTGATCTCTCGGAAGCGCGGCATCTGCGATACGGTGCCGCTGATGAAGATGGTGGCCTTACCCATTGTTTCCCTCCAAACTCCGGATGTTCGTCTCGATCGCGGCGCACACGGCGGCGAACTTCGCCGCGGGCATGTCCCGCGTGATGCCGTAGGTGTGCGCGATGGACTTGCCCGCCTCCTCGACGGTCATGCCCGTGGCCGCCGCGTACCGCTCCTTGAGGGCGGTGAGCTTCGTCCAGTCGCAACCCTCACCCTTAGGTTGAGGGTTACTGTTCGCCTTCACCTGCGGTTTCCCCCTGCCGTGGTCGTTCGTGGCGTCGGGGTCCTTCGTGTCGTCGATGCAGAACAGGCCGTTGAGCGCGTACTTGCGGGCGTAGCTCGACGAGCTGCCCGTGACCTGCGCCTCGTCCATGCCCTTGCGCGACTCGGGCTCGCGTGCGTAGCCGTCCGCGTGCTCGACCGTCTCTCCGTCCGTGATGGCGGCGGACGCCCGGACGTAGTAGCGGTCGCCGATGAGGACGATCTCGTCGCTGATCGTCAGCACGAGGCCGTTCTCTGCGAGGAGCGGCTTGACCGCCTCGAGGATGTCCTCGCAGCTGCGGTACCTGTAGCCGCCGAACTTGTTCTCCTGCCCCTTGGGGGCCTTGAGGGCCGACTGGACGGCTCCCAGCTTGTCGTAAAGGCTCATGCTCCCTCCTCGTCGAACTTCGACCTGCGTAGCTCGATGTGCATGCTCGGATATTTCTTGAGCAGGTATCTGCTGAACAATGCGCGGAACGTGTTGTTGAGGCCGTACTCGTGGGCCTTGCCCGAATCGTCCTCGAACTTGACGGGGACGATCTTGTAGTCGCTGAAGCTCCGGGCGAGGAAGAACAGCCCGTTGACCTCGACGCGCCCCGTCCTCGATTCGAGCGTTAGCGCCCATCCCTCCATCTGCTCGACGAGCAGCGGGTTGGCCTCTATCCAGTCGGCGAACAGCTTGCGCTCGTCGTCGACCGTGAGCGGGACGGGGCAGTGGCGGACGCCGACCGCATCCCATAGCGTCGGCTGCGTCAT